ATTCCGTCCAAGCTGGCAGGCGTCCCCTCCGGGCACTTGGCGCCATCGTCGTGGGTGCTGCCGTACAAGCCGGGGGCGATGTCGTCGTTCACCAATCTGGTGGTGACGGTCACGCCGGGTACGCTGAACCTCGCGGCGGGCGTCAACATCAGCGGCGACTCGACGGTCACGATTACTGTCAACCCGGCAGACGGGCAACTGATCGTCTCGGCGGTCGGCTCCACGTCGATCACGTTCAACCTTGCGGCCAACTTGGCTGGTGCCCTGTCCGCATCTGGCAGCACGTCCTTCTCGTTCACGGTCAACAACGCCACGCTCGGCGCCATCGTCGACGCCGTGGGCGCTGCGCTGGTGCAGGTGTCGGCCAGCGCCAACATCCGCGCTACGGGCAACCTGTCGGGCGACATCACACCATTCACAGAACTCAGTCCGCAGAACTTGGCTGCTGCGGTCTGGGCGCAAGTCATCGACGGAACATACGCGGCCAACGACTTGTTGAAGTTGATCGCGGCCTCTGCCGCGGGCGAATTGGCCGGTTCGCCTGGCGGGCCGATTTTGATCAAGAGCGTGAACGGCAGTACAGTACGGATCACGGCCACAGTAGACGCCAACGGCAACCGCACGGGCGTGACCTACGATGTTTCCTAGGACGTACTTCGCTGCCGCGTTCTTCTCGGGGTACTTCTTCCCCCCGGTAGATGAAGGCCCGACGCCTCCAGAAACTGCGGTCCAACTAGATATAAAATTGCGGTCGTTTACCGAGCGCGGGGGATTCTAAGTGGCCATCAACCTCAAAGCCATCACATCTTGCATCGGCTACGAGCAGATCGCTTCTTTGGCGGCGTCAACAGCACTGAACGCTCCGTCTACAGACGCTAACGGCTTGTCTTGCCGGCCTTCGTTTGCGCTGATCAGTTGCGAGGGCGCTGCCGTGCGGTGGCGGGATGACGGTGGGGTTCCTACTGCATCGTTGGGGATGCCTCTTGCAGCCGGCGTGACCCTGCAGTACGACGGCGACATATCCCGAATCCGGTTCATCCAGCAAACGGCTGGCGCCAAGTTGAACATCTCTTACTACGCCTGACGCCATGTACGTCTACAACGATGTGCCAGACGAGTTGTCTTGGCCGTTTCACAAGAAGATCACACGCAAAATTGCTGGACTGTGGGCACGTTTTGTGGCACAAGTCAAGTCTTTGCGGGCGTCTTGACCAAACCAAACTTTTGAGGTTGACTCATGGGACTGAAATCCACCACCGTTTGCTTGGGATACCAGCAGATCACTTCGTTGTCTGCCGCAGCAGCGCTGACCGTTCCAAGCGGGGCCACACTGGCTATCATCACGCCCGAGACTCAAGCGGTGCGCTGGCGCGATGACGGCACCAACCCCACCAGCGCGGTCGGTATGCCCGTGCCTATCTCAACGGTGTTGTCGTATGACGGCGATCTGCAGCGCATTCGGTTCATTGAACAGGCTGCCAGTGCCAAACTGAACGTGAGCTACTACGCATGATTACCGTCCGCAACTCACCCCAGTACGTCAACCGAGTCCGTCAGGATTGGACGGCCAACGGTGGGGTGTATGGCGATGGCGGCATCTCTGCGGTGGTGCCAGCAAACGATCCGTTCGCGCAGCTTGGTCCGACGCTTGACCTGGTGTTTGCAGGCGTACCTAACAATTTGGGTGAAAACGGAGATTCCATCAGTCTCAATTTCACTTCCGAGCAATACCAAATTGCAGAGCAGTACGTGGTCTGGGAGTAAAACATGGCGCTCGTATCCAAAACCTTCTCGCAGATCATCACCTTCACCCGTGCCAGCACGGCCACGTTCTTCAACTCTGCGGGCACGCTGACCAGCGCAGCCGTTGACGCCCCACGCTTCGACTACAACCCCAGCACGCTGGCGGCTCAGGGGCTGCTGATTGAGGAGTCCCGCACCAATTCCATCCGCAACAACACGATGGTGGGTGCGGTGGCGGGTACGCCTGGAACAAACCCAACAAACTGGGCAAATTCTACTGCCGGATTGACCAAAACAATTGTTGGCATAGGCACTGCAAATGGTATTAACTATATTGATGTTCGCTTTAACGGAACCACTTCTAGTACATCTCTAGCAATAACAACTGACGCAACCAATATTATTGCCGCAAGTAATGGTCAAGCCTGGACATCAAGCGCATGGCTATCTGTAGTAGGCGGGTCAACAGTAAACCTAAATGAGGTTTTACTGCAGTTAGGTCAATACACATCCGCCGTAGCATTTTTGTCAAATCTTAATGGCGCTAACATTGTTTCTTCATTAACTAGCACATTAACGAGATTTGCCTCCACGTTGACAACAAATGATGCATCGGTGGCATTTATTCAGCCAGTGATAGTTTTAAGATTTGCCTCCGGTGTCGCCATCGACATCACCCTCCGCATCGGCCTGCCCCAGCTAGAACTCGGCGCGTTTGCCACCTCCGTCATCCCCACCACCACCACCGCGCTGACCCGTGCAGCCGATGTGGCTTCAGTGAATACGCTGAGCCCTTGGTATAACAGCGCGTCGGGTACTTTGTATGCGGAATACAGCATTCCGTTTGCTTTGACTGCTTCATCGGGGCCTAGACTGGGAACTTTTGTCGGCGCAGGCGGCGCTGGTGTTGATGAATTGAGCCTTTTTGTTTTGCAAACGGTAAACAGAACAGCATCTGCAAACGTATTTACAGGTGGCGTAAACGCAGGCCGCATCGACGCTTCTGCGTCATTTGTTGCAAATACCATTATCAAGGCCGCTCAAGCGTATGCGTCAAACGACAGGGCGGTAACAACTGGCGGTAGCGCACCAGCTACATCAACTGCTGCGTACACAATTCCCACTGTTACTACACTGCGACTTGGTTCTCAAGACGGAGGCGGCACAAATAACATTAACGGCTACCTCCGTAGGGTGTCATTTTTCCCTCGTAGGCTCTCGAACGCAGAACTTCAGGCCCTGACGACATGACCCACTTCCTACGCGGTTTCTGGGACGGCTTGGCGTTGCTGCCGCTGGTGCGCTGGATCAGGAAACGCAAATGAACGACCCCTTCGACCCATTCAACGAGGTGCCCATGTACCACGATACCTTCCTGAAATTCGCTGACGAAGCCGAGGCCAACGCGGCGCTGTTCACCGAGCAGACCAACGTGCAGGGCGATGTGGTCGAGACGGTCTTGGTGCCCAAGTACGCGGCGGTGGATGTCGTTGGCGTGATCTACAAGCCCACGGGCAAGATGCTGAAGGCCAAGAAGGGCGAGGAGCCCATGCCCGAGATGGCCCCGCTGGAGGGCTGGCACGTCAACGTGCGCCACACCGCTGAGACTCCTGAGCTGGAGGCTTTCCGCGTGTTCCCGGCAACGCCGAGCAGGATGTGGGCCTAAATCATGGCTGACCAAAAAGTTTCTGACCTGCCGTCACTGAACGGCGTTGACGTTGACCCAGCGGACCTGCTGTACATCGTTGACTCTTCCGCTGGCACTGCCGGGTCGAAGAAGATCACGATGGGGCAGTTTGACATTTACACCGCTGAAGTTTCTCAGACGCTGAAGAACAAAATCATCAGCGGTGCTGACAACACGCTGTCCAACATCTCGCTGGCCTCCAGCGTCACGGGCACGCTGCCGGTAGCCAACGGTGGCACTGGGGCTACTACGCTGACTGGCGTGGTCAAGGGCAATGGCACGTCAGCCTTTACGGCGGGTAACGTCAACTTGACGTCCGAGGTCAGCGGCACGCTGCCTGTAGCCAACGGCGGTACGGGGTCAGCTTCCCTGACGGCCAACAACGTCCTGCTGGGCAACGGCACTTCGGCATTTCAGGTGGTGGCTCCGGGCACAAACGGTAACGTGCTGGCAAGCGACGGCACAACTTGGGTCAGCACAACCATAGCCAGCGCCTCGGACGTTCAAGTCTTCACCAGTTCCGGCACCTGGACCAAGCCTGCTGGCAAGACGATGGTCATGGTGGAGATTTGGGGCGCTGGCGGTGGTGGCGGTGGTGGCAATACTGGTAGTTCTGCTGATGGCGGCGGTGGCGGTGGCGGCGGGTCTTATGTATCACGGGTATTCCAGGCTTCTGATCTTGGCGCAACTGTTTCCGTAACGATTGGAAGTGGCGGTGGAGGCGGGTCCGCCACAAACAATGGCGTTGCTGGTGGATCTACATCGTTTGGGTCTTCCTTAACCACTTATGGAGGAAGCGGAGGAGGTTCTGGTTCTGCTAGTGGCCCAGCATTAGGCGGCGGGGGGACGGGCGGGGGTACTGCCGGTGCGTCAGGACAGCCGTTTAGCTACCGAGGTTTCGATAGTGTTACTGGTCAATTTGGTGGAGGCCGAGGAGGATTTGGATCTGTAAGTTTTGGGCCCCAATCAGCAGCAGCTTCTGGTTATGGTGGAGGCGGTGGTGGTGCAGGGTATTGGGGCCAAGAAGGCTCAGGCGCTTGTTCTGCTTACGGCGGCGGCGGTGGTGGTGGCGGTGGAGGCTCCGGTATATCTGGCCAAACCGGTGGAAGCCGAATAGGAGAAACTGGCGGCGGCGGTGGCGGCGGAGCTACAGGGGCGAATGGAACGGCGGGTTCTGGCTTTGGCTTAGCCGGTGGAGGCGGTGGCGGTATCTCTTCTTCTGCAACCGGAGGCGCTGGAGGCGCTGGTGGCACTGCCGCAGGAGGTGGAGGCGGTGGTTCGAGTAACTCCGGAACAGGCGGAGCAGGCGGCGCTGGTGGCTCTGGTTACGCCCGCGTCACTTCTTTCTAAGGAAACGCAATGCGCTACGCAATCATTGAAAACGGTGTGGTGGTGAATGTGGCTGTGGCAGATGCTGAGTTTGCTGCTGCTCAAGGCTGGGTTTCTTGCCCTGACACGGTTCAGATCCGTGATACCTACGACGGCCAGACGTTTACGCCTGCACCCCCGGCTCCGCCACCCCCTCTCCCGCCAACTCCAACCAAGGAAGAACTGCTCGCCAAACTGCAGGAATTGCAAGCGCAAATTAGCGCGCTTACATAACACCTGCGTTGCTTGGCGCGCGGATTTTTAAGTGGTACTATCAACCGTACTGGCCCGATGACCAGGTTTTCTTGAGGCCCACACATGAGCCAAGAAGTCGCAGCGGAGATCGACACCGCATCAGCCGCACCGGAACCCACGGCAGTTACGGAAGCGAGTCCTGTTGAACAACAGGGCACTGAGCCGGAAGTCGAACAACAGACGAAGACGTTTACTCAAGAAGAGTTGGACGCCATCGTCAGGAAACGGCTTGATAGAGAGCAGCGTAAGTGGGAGCGTCAACGGGCACAGCAGCCCGTGGTTGAGCAGCCTAAGCAACTACCGTCTGCAGAGCAGTTTGAATCGACTGAAGCCTACGCGGAAGCGTTGGCAGTTCAGAAGGCCGAACAGCTACTGGCACAGCGGGAGATGCACAAGCAGCACACCGAACTGCTGGAGGCTTATCACGACCGTGAGGAGCAAGCCAGGGAAAAGTACGACGACTTTGAACAAGTCGCCTACAACCCCAAGCTGCCAATCACGACCGTCATGGCTGACACCATCCGCGCATCTGACGTTGGCCCTGAAGTAGCGTACTACCTCGGCACCAACGTCAAGGAAACGGAACGTATCGCTCGCTTACCGCCCATCCTGCAAGCCAAGGAAATTGGGAAGATCGAGGCCAAACTGGCCGACAATCCGCCCGTCAAACGCTCAACGTCTGCACCAGCACCGATCACACCCGTCACCGCACGCAGCGGCAACAACAACCCGTCGTATGACACGACTGACCCGCGTTCCATCAAGAACATGAGTACGTCGGAGTGGATTGAAGCCGAACGAGCAAGACAGATGCGAAAGATGCAGGCTCAGGCAAATCGCTAAATTTGAAAGGAGCCCGCTGTGGCCAATTCGATTCTCACGATTGACATGATCACCAGGAAGGCCCTGGAGATCTTGGAAAACAACCTGGTGCTCACGCGCAACGTGAACCGCCAGTACGACGACAGCTTCGCTGTCGAAGGGGCCAAGATCGGCTCCACGCTGCGCATCCGCCTGCCGGACCGCGCTTTGGTGACTGACGGCGCCGCCCTGCAAGTGCAGGACGACAACGAGCAGTTCACGACTCTGACCGTCTCCTCGCAGAAGCACATCGGCGTGAACTTCACGTCCGCCGAACTGACGATGCAGTTGGACGACTTCGCGGATCGTGTGCTGAAGCCTCGTATCAGCCAGCTTGCCGCCAGCATTGACGCTGACGTGGCCAACGCGTTTAACAAGATCGGCAACTCTGTCGGCACGCCCGGCACCACGCCGGCCACCTCGCTGGTTCTGCTGCAGGCCCAGCAGAAGCTGAACGAGAACGCCGCGGTGATGTCGCCGCGGTACGCAACGGTAAACCCCGCTGCGAACGCTGGCCTGGTGGAGGGGATGAAGGGCCTCTTCAACCCCACCGACACCATCAGCAAGCAGTTCAAGAACGGCATGATGGGCACTGGCGTGCTGGGCTTCGAAGAAGTCAACATGAGCCAGTCCATCAAGCAGTTCACGACTGGCTCGCGCACCAACGGCACGACGGCGGCTGCAGTGACGACCGAAGGCGCGACTTCGATCTCGCTCACCGGCTTGGGCAGCACCAACACCGTTCTTGCTGGCGACGTGTTCACCGTGGCGGGCTGCTTTGCGGTGAACCCGCAGACCCGTGAGTCCACTGGCTCGCTGTTCCAGTTTGTTGCGCTCGCAAGCGTGACTGCATCGGGTGGCGCGGCAACGGTCACGGTTGCTCCGATGTACTCGGCCAACCAGGCGCTGGCCACCGTCAGCTCTCTGCCGGCCAACAGCCAAACGGTCACGTTCATCGGCGCTGCGTCCACGCAGTACCCGCAGAACTTGGTCTACCACAAGGACGCCATCACGTTTGCCACCGCCGACCTGCTTCTGCCGCAAGGCGTGGACATGGCCAGCCGCGCCAACCACAACGGCATCAGCCTGCGTGTCGTGCGTCAGTACGACATCAACAACGACCGGATGCCCTGCCGGATCGACGTGCTGTACGGCTACGGCGTGATCCGTCCGCAGATGGCTTGCCGTCTCTGGGGCTAAACCGAAACGGGGGCTAAGGCCCCCGTTCTGAACTTCATCTGAAAGGAATTCATCATGGCTCTCCCAAATGGCGCTGGTGGCTACCAGCTTGGCGACGGCAACGTCAACGACCCGTTCATTGACCTGACCGCAGATCCGGTGGCGGTTACCGCTACTGCAACCCTGACCCCCGCGCAAGTGCTGAACGGTCTGATCTTGGCCAACAGCGGTGTCACCGCCGCGGCCCAGACCTACACGCTGCCCACGGTCACGGAGCTGGAAAACGTGCTGATCAATTCTGACCGGATTGGCACCACGTTCACCTTCCGTGTGGTCAACCTCGGCACGTCTTCCGCTACCGCGATCATCGCCGCGGGCACCGGCTGGACTGTCTCGGGTTCGCTGACCATGACGATCCCCGTCACGACCGGCGCAAGCATGGTTGCTCGCAAGAGCGCCGCGGGTGCTTGGACGCTGTATCGCGTGGCCTGATAAGGAGGCATCATGCCTGATACCAAAGCAATCGGCGTTGCCTACGCCGACCCGCTGTTCGAGAGCGTGACCGTCACGGGCGCCATCACTGGCGCTTCGGTCGCGGTCACGGGTGTTCTGAACGGCACGCAACTGGATCTGAACGCGCCCGTCACCAAGGCGGCTTCGTTCTCTCTGGCTGACACGGAAAACTTCGTCGTCTGCAACGGCGCGGGCAGCATCACCGTCACGTTCCCCACTGCGTCGGCCAACACTGGCCGCGTGGTGTGGATCAAGACGATTGCTGCCCAGACCGTCGTGTCTGCGTCGTCCAACGTGCTGCCGATTAGCTCGGCTACTCCCGGCACCGCGATCCTCGCGGGGACGGCGGGCGCCAACGCCATGCTGGTGTGCGACGGCACTAACTGGGTCATCATGACCTCGTAAGCAAAACGGGGGCTTCGGCCCCCGTCTTCTCTATGCCCAACATCTATCTGCGTCACCCCATTCATGGCGCCAAGATCGCCACGCTGGAAATGGAAGCGGCTTACGATGAGCGTAGCGGATGGGAGCGGTATACTCCCGGCACCGAGGATGAACCCGACACCGCGCCGCCCGTGAACACGCTGGGCCGCCGCCGTCGCAAGGAGCCCGAGCATGTCCACCACCGCGGGTGACCAGATCAACCGCGCCCTGCGTCTGCTGGGCGTCTTGGCAGAGGGCGAAACGTCTTCTGCTGCCGTCATGCAGGATTCGCTGACGGCGCTGAACCAAATGATTGAATCGTGGAACACCGAACGGCTGTCGGTGTTCTCGACGCAGGATCAAGTTTTCAGTTGGCCTACCAGCACAATCAGCCGCACGCTGGGGCCTACGGGCGACTTTGTGGGCAACCGGCCCATCCTGCTGGACGACGCGACGTACTTCCGCGACCCCAGCACGAACGTCAGTTTCGGCATCAAGCTGATCAACCAGCAGCAATACAACGGCATTGCGGTCAAGACGGTTACGTCAACGTACCCGCAGGTGCTGTGGGTCAACATGACGTACCCCGACATCGAGATGTACATCTACCCGGTGCCCACGCGGCTGCTGGAGTGGCATTTCATATCGGTGGAGGAGTTGTCGCAGCCAGCCACACTGTCTACGGTGCTGTCGTTCCCGCCAGGCTACCTGCGAGCGTTTGTCTACAACTTGGCGATGGAGATCGCGCCTGAGTTTGGCGTCGAGCCCAGCCCGCAAGTGCAACGCATCGCCATGACGTCCAAGCGCAACCTGAAGCGCATCAACAACCCGGACGACATCATGAGCCTGCCGTACTCGCTGGTGGCTACTCGCCAGCGGTTCAACGTGTACGCCGGCAACTACTGATGAAAACGCCGATCCTCGGCTCCAGCTATGTGGCCCGCAGCGTCAATGCTGCGGACAGCCGCATGGTGAACCTGTTTCCGGAAGTTGTGCTGGAAGGCGGCAAGGAACCGGCATTCCTGCAGCGGTGCGCTGGCTTGCGGCAGGTGTTTCCAGTCGGCCAAGGGCCGATACGCGGGCTGTGGAAGTTTGGCGACTACTTGTATGTTGCGTCTGGCGGAGAGTTGTACCGGGCCGACGGCAACTACAACACGTCGTTTTTAGGCTACATCGACGGCAGCGGGCCGGTCAGCATGGTGGACAACGGCGAGCAGTTGTTCATTGCCTGCAACCCCAGCGCGTTCATTTACAACGCCAGCACCGGCGTCTTTGAGCAGATCACGGACCCTGACTTTCCCGGCGCCGTGACTGTCGGCTATCTCGACGGCTATTTTGTCTTCAACCAGCCCAACAGCCAACGGTTCTGGGTGACGTCGCTCAACGAC